GAGAACGGACAGCGAAGCAATATGTACCGAATCCTTACCCTGTCAAATGAGCCGACACACCCTGTCAAATCAGATGACACAGAATCTGTAATAGAATCTTTACATATTGCTAACAACAGTATCTGGGATATATGGGAGCAGTTGGCAGGCCCCAAATCCAGAGGGATATTGGGCCAGTTAATCAAGAACAATGGAGAGAATGAGGTGGCCAAAGCCATAGGCATTGTGCTGTTGAAAAGACCCGCTGATCCCAAGCAATATCTGTATGGGATACTCAGGAATAACAAGCCAAAAAGAAGAGGATTCCAAGCATGAAAGACTACGCTGATTTTGGTATCAAGTTCACTGGCACAGGCGGTCAGGTTGCAACCACCTGTCCTAAGTGTAGTAAGGATCGGCGCAAGAAGAGTGCCAAGTGCCTGTCAGTAAACACAGATGAGAAGGTTTGGTTGTGCCATCACTGTGGTTGGAGTGGTAGCCTGTTGTCGGGTACTGATGACAGCCTTGGGTTGCACTGGCGTAAGCCTGAGTTCAGGAAGCCAGAGCCAATACCCAAGAGTGATCTGCCAGAGGCTACGATTGAGTGGCTGAGTAAGAGAGGCATATCAGAGGAGACAGCCATCGACTGTGGTATCGGCATGAAGAAGGTGTACATGCCACAGTCTGAGGAGGAGAAGATGGCCCTCACGTTTCCCTACTATCGTAACGGTGAACTGGTGAACGTTAAGTACAGGTCAGGCTCCAAGGAGTTCAGGTCTGAGGTAAATGCAGAGCGCATACTGTATGGGCTTGACGATATAACGGATGAGGATGGGGTTGTTATCTTTGTCGAGGGAGAGATGGACAAACTATCTCTGTACGAGGCGGGGATAAAGCAATGCGTCAGTGTGCCTGATGGTGCGCCATCCGTTGAGTCAAAGAACTACTCATCCAAGTTTGAGTTTCTCAACGAGCCACGCATCAACGGAGTAGAGAAGGGCAGGACGTACATCATAGCGGTGGACAACGATGCTCCCGGCCAGAGACTGCAAGAGGAACTGGCACGTAGGCTTGGCAAAGAGGTGTGCAGTAGGGTGACATGGCCCGAAGACTGCAAGGATGCCAACGATGTACTGGTCAAGCATGGGAAGAAGGTGTTGGCTGAGTGCATCGAACATGCGGAGCCATACCCCATAGCGGGTACGTTCACAGCCAGTGATCTGTCCGACAAGTTGGGTGAGTTGTATGACAACGGATTGGAGAAGGGAATCTCTACAGGGTGGGCGTGTCTCGACAAGCACTACCTAGTCAGGCCGGGATGCTTCTCTGTTGTGACAGGCATACCATGCAGTGGCAAGTCCAACTGGATTGACTCCATGATGGTGAACATAGCCAAGAAGAATGGATGGAGGTTCGCCATATTCTCGCCAGAGAATCAGCCATTGGAGGATCACATGTCCCGAATCATGGAGAAGTATGTAGGCGCTCCGTTTAGGGAGGGATTTAACAGGCGAATGACCAAGGAAGAACTGAACTACGCCAAGGACTGGGTGAAGGAACACTTCCATTGGATACTGCCAGAGGATGATGCAGAGTGGACGCTTGAGAAGATACTGGAGACAGCGAGGGGATTGGTCAGGAGGCATGGGATCAGGGGCTTGGTGATTGATCCGTGGAATGAGTTGGAGAGTGCGAGGGGTACGTTCTCTGAGACAGAGTACATTGGAGTGTGCTTGAAGAGGGCGAGACAGTTCGCCAGAAGGTACGGCATACACCTGTGGATAGTTGCCCACCCTGCCAAGATGTATCGTGACAAGGATGGAGGCTACCCAGTTCCTAGTCTGTGGGATATCTCAGGCTCCGCACACTGGAGAAACAAATCAGACTCAGGGATAGTGGTCTACCGTGACCTGTCAGACCCTGACTCCAAGTTGGTAGACATCCACATTCAGAAGCAGAGATTTAGACAGGACGGTTCTATGGGCATGGCATCACTGAGGTACAACCCAATCGTAGGAGATTACTATGAAGTTAACTAAAGAACAGGCAGAGGAAGTACTGATTGAACTGAGGGAATGTGAGTTAGAGATTAGGGAGATTGCCAAGATTTTTAATGTCTCCTCTAAAACCATCTCTCTAATCAACAAAGGAAAGGCATACAAAGTTAACGGTTATAATTACCCTGTCAGGGAAAGGACTCCAACGTACAAGGAGCCGGGATACAGGAGTGAGTTCTGGGAATCGTACATTCCAGAGCCACAAGTAACTTTAGATGGGAGAATGAGTGAGCGAAGGAGAAGAGATATTTCTTAGTCAGTGTGTATCCTGTGGACTCCCTGTTCCAGAGAGAGAGCATAAATTTCTGGAGCGGAGGAGGTTCAGGTTTGACTTTGCTTGGATCGACCTGATGTTAGGGGTTGAGATTGAGGGAGGGGTGTACTCCAGAGGTAGGCATACCAGAGGGGTGGGGTACAGTCGCGACCTAGAGAAGTACAACTTGGCGGCAATGCATGGGTGGACTGTGTATAGATTCACCACGCAGGATGTGAAGAGCGGTGTGGCTGTCGGGTTTACAACAATAATAATAAATAAAGGGGGATTGATTGATGGGTATAAGGATATCGGCGGAGGACTTATGCTCCCTGACTCCAACAACAGAACTAAACCAAAGGCCAAGGGTAAGGCCTGAAGTTATATGCTATGTGTTGGCAGGGATATCGAAGGAAGCGTCTAACTTTGTCAGGCTGAAGTACGCCAATGACGAGAGCAACATGAGGCCAGTGGCTCATGAGTTGGTGAGGCGTGTGAGGAAGAGAGCGCCCAAGGTTCTGAGCGATGGTGCTTTGTGGAAGTTGGCACTGATTGCAATACGAGAATCCATAGCAGACCACATGTGTGGCACGTGCAATGGGAAATCGTGGGTAAGCACAGGCATGAAGCAGATCGTGTGCTTCACATGCAAAGGGACAGGGAAGAGGAGCAAGAAGAGCAAGGACATAGCGGAGGATTTGGATGTGTCTCTGAAGTTCTACAACAAGTACTGCAAGTATGTGGTGGAAAGGTACATGTTGGGGATACTGTCTGCGTATGAGGGGGAACTGCACAATGCCTTCAGAAATAGGCTGTGAGAGGCCCTGTAATGGCCTGTATTGAACGATCTCTAGTGGACTGGTAGGGTGGTACTGGGTAGGGTATGTTGACCGTCACCGGCCTTTCCCTGAGAGGGGGGGGTTGACACGTATGGTATAATATAGGTGGAAGAATATGGACAAAAAAAAGGGGGCCGAAGCCCCCTCAATATTACATCTGTGAATCGAAGTATCTAAGTAGCGCATCGTATACAGACTTAGGACATCTTTCTAAGTCCTCAACATCAACGCCGAGTCTCTCTGCTACGATGTACTCAAGGTCAGCAACGTAGTCTAACTTCTCTACGTCCTGTGTGGCTTCAAATGCATCTATCATAGGTAGTCCTCCAAGATATCTGCATCATGCTTAACCTTGTGCGTCTTCATGTGCTTCAACATAACATCAAGAGAGTTGCCCATGTAAGTATGCATCAGTGCAGTAAACACTGACACAAACTCTGGGCCATGCCATGCTAGTGTAACTGCGTGTGGCTTCTCCATGTTATGGTACACAATGTGATGGGATAACTCATGCAACGCAGGCCCCATCGTCCTCGCCCAACCACCGGGGAGAACGATCTTGCCTTCATAAGTCTTAGCCCAAGCCCAGTTACTATTTAACTTGCGGCTTGAAACGACTTCTATCTTTGCATCAAGACCTATGTCATCCATCACACCGTCTAGGAAACGTTGTATGCTAGTCAATGTAGTGAAGTCTTTGTTTCGCTTCATCGAATAGAACTTCTTTTCCCAAGCGTACACACGTGAACGTTGTGAGTCTTTCATAACTGCCTCCATTCAGAAAGGTTGAACCATCGCCATTTATCTGGGGCTAACTCTAGGTATAGTCCCTGAGACTCCTTGGGAGTGTTCATCTTTCTGTAGGCAATCACCCTTCCAGACATTACCTGTCCGGTTCGGTTGCATTTCAGAGTTACTCTTTTCTCTTTCAATTAGATACTCCTGTTTTTCTTTCTCAGTTTCTTTCTTCCCATCATTTCTGATGGACTTGCGTGAGACTATGTGCTTACCACCCTTACGCATAATCGGATAGTTAACACGTGGTTTGATTCTCTTATGGTTCATTCATTGATTACTCCTAGTGTAGTCCACTTGTTACGATGTTAACATCACGATCCCAACATGCAAAGCAGTTTGCTTCCTCGCATGATGAGAACCCCTTGCCGTCTTCGACTGGGCATATGTGACCACGTGCCTTGTCTCTGTCGGCATGAACTAAGTGATGGGTAATTTGTTGACAGTCATCAAAACCCTTCACCTTGTCTCCATCAACCATGTAACCAGACATCTGGATTACTAGGTTATCTGGAACTATACCACCCTCGTCAAGGAACTGGCGCACCGTGCGTTTCTCCTTGGTAACGAGCCAGTGCTGTATGTGCGGAGTACCATTACATACTTCAATGATATTCCGCAGATGTTGCACACTGTCAATGTCACCGCTGTCGAACCACCGGAACCTGTGCTTGACCTTGATATAGATAAGCATGGTCATGGCTGTAACCCACAGAGGATGATACAGTTTATCGTATCGTTTCTGTTGGGCTTTCATGACATTGGGATAATTGTAGTTGCCTTTCATGGCATAGCACTCATGGCACACAGAGCCTTTGATCTCCCTCAGTTGGCTCCCTACCTTGCAATGCTTGGCAGGGATAGAGAAGGAACTCTCAGGCATCTTGGTA